ATTTAAAGCGTCATAAGAGACAATTAAATCCACCTTATTGGTTGCACTTGGTGTGTTGTCTGGATCGTGTACGCACCAATAGATTGTTTCGTTCTCAGAATCTTCAAGAGACCCTAGGCACACTGCTTTAGAAGACAGAGCCTGACCACTATACTTTACCTCAGCGATAAGCTCATTACCTCTAGCGTTTTCTACTGCACCTATCTCACTTTCTTCTGTAGACCCTAGTCGGATGTTCATTGCGTCAACATACTCGCCTTGAGGCAAGAGTCTTTCGTCAACACTTTTATTCATGCGACCCCTAACAAAACTTCTTTCTATTTTCATTTTATTTTATCCACTTGCTTTGTCCACGCAGGTTCATCAATAGTCTACCTGGGTGAATGTTGCTGATTCTAATCTTAGCGTTTCTAAGAAGCGCAGTCTTTTCTTTCTTTGCTCGTGCTACCACATACTCTTGAACACCTAACTTATTTGTAAGTATCTCATACTTTATGTACGCATACACATAACTCTCAAACAACTTGTTTACTGTAATCTGAGAATCATCTCCATTGTATAAGCCATCGCTGACATACTCCAATATGCATAGTTCACCTGCCATACCAGAGCTAAAGTTTATGACACCACCCTTATTGTCAATTTTAAACGTAGGGTTGATGTTTGCCGTCTCTGTGTTGAGGCCATATCTCGCACCAATTGCATAATCGAAATACCAATTACCCTCCCATAGCCATCCTTCTGTTCCGTTTAGACTATTATTCTCATTGAGATATATACTCTTCTGCTGACTTGTAATTCTATCTATATCTAGTCCTGAGTACTCTGGCTTCAAAACATTTCCATCCTGATCAAATAGAATCCTACAGTTATTATCTTGAAGATATGCATCACTATAATTCGTCTGAATGTTTTCAGTAAGAGGCATCAACAAGTTGTCTTTATACATAGACACTCGAACCCAATTGACGTAGTCAGGAGGAAGAACAAAACGTAGACTATCGCATACGTCCAACTCTAAAATTTTAATCTCCTTAAACGCATCGTAGTTTAATTCTTGAACTGCTCTCTTTGCATGGAACAATATTTTATACCTCTCCTCGTTATTCACTAAAGAATGATTACCATCATACATCAACAAGAAGTTGTTCACAATGTCTTGTAAAGATATGTATTGATATGAACCCCAGTTGGCATTCTCCGGTGCAGCTCCACCATTTTCGTAATATTGATATGCTGATATATAAGCCATAATTATTATTTTTCTGAAGCAGTTTCTCTATTGTCCATACTTGATGCTACTTGTACAACATCACTCTCTCTTATAGATAACCCAGCATACTCTAATATTCTAACAACTAAAGTAGGCTCATCCGAAACAGGAAGCTCAAAGTCTTGATAGTCTGCCGCTGTAGAATCAAACAATGGTTCTCCCGTTGCTGTAGGTACATCGACATATGTCCACTTAGGATCTTTAGGGTATCTAATATACTGACACACCACATCATCTTGAGTGTTTATTGTAATAGGATATGCTGTCAATAGATTTGCCTCCATAGTATACGCTGGATATAAAGTGTTTGGAGAAGTAATATTTGAATTCAAAAGCAATCTAATTTTCTTTTGAGATACTCTCTCCATCTGTCTCAAGGGAACAGCAGGTGTTGCTTGAGCATCGTAAAAAATACTATTTAATAGATACCAATCAGAAGGTAATGTAAATGTATTTGTTGCTGCTACAACTGTTAGGTTTGATGTTACTGAGAAAGAATCTATAACCTCCTCATCATTCTGCTTTAGATCAGCGTAACCTGTGCCAGACTGTCTAGCGTTCTCTTTATTTATTTGGTAGTTGTAATCAAAGAAGTAGTTCTCAAATATATCTAACTGAGCTTGCTTTGCAAACAAGTTAAAATCTGAAGGAGAAATGTATCCGTAATTATTTTTATTCAGTATGGATAGAACTGTATTTCGTACTGAGTTAATCATCTCGTGTATTCTTTACACAAAGATAAGCAAAAAAAAAGAGGGCTATAAAAAGCCCTCTCTTTACAATTGTAAAACCTTTACAAGGTTGCGATTTCATAGTCAGTTACAACTACTCCCGAAGGAATAGTTACAGGACTAATCACATCTCTCCAATTTGTTTCAGCTGCATTTCGTATTGCTGCATTGATGTTATCAATAAGAGCTTGATTTGCACCTGTACAAGTTAACTTAAGAATATTAGTCCCTGTTACGCCTGTAAACAATTGAACAAGAGTTGCACTTCTAAGACGTGCAAGCATACCATCGCATATTGGAGCTTGTAGTACACCGTCATTTGTTGTAGATATAGTTATATACTTTGCCATTTTTAAAAAAATTAATGGGGTTAAAAAATAATTATCGTTACAAAGATACGATTATAATTTAATCTATTTTTTCTAAGTGCTTCTCTAACATTTTTAAAGTTGGCAAGCCATCATCAGTTTTTAAGAATGCTGCTACAGCGTAATTCTTTTCTTCTCCGATAGGAAGCGTTAGCAACTTTGTCTTGTTGTTAGGAAGGTTAATGAAAACATCTCTATTCTTATTTCTCAAACGAAGAATAGTTTCGTCAAAACATCTAGCAACAGTATCCTGAACAGAAAGGTTTGGATCTTGAATAGCAATCAAGAAATCTTCAGGATAGTTTCTAGCGTAAACTAAAACGTCTCTTTTGATTTCAACAGTGCTAATCGTATCTACATTTAAACCTAACTGCACTCGTGCAATACTAAGCATCATGTCTAGACTTAATTCTTTTGCTTTTATTAAAGCGTCTACCTCCATGCTTAAAATCTCAACATCTTCTTTAGCATCCTTCTCGTGGTCTAATAGACTAAATGTCTTATTAAAACTAGGGTGAAGAGTTAAGAATTGCTGTAATGCCGGATTAGTTTTTGGAACAACTAGAGAGCCATCTTCAAATACAATAGGCTCTAATACTAATTGGCCATCTTGCTCATCCTCAAAAACAGATTTTTGATTCTTTGCATATCGTAAGGCTCTATTCTGAGAACCGTCCCAATGCATAAGAGGATTACTTGAAGAGTTTCTAGAGTTTAACATCCAACTTAATGGAGGGTTTTCTTGGTTCAAGACGAAAATCATGTCTTGAGGTGTGGTAGTCTTTTTTTTCATTTCGATTTAATTAAAGTTAAAAAAAGGGGAGGCGAACCTCCCCTATTGGGTTTTATATTATCCTTGGAATAATACAAAGTTGTTTGCTCCCATGACACAAACAGCTCTCTCAGAAAGAAAGTTAACTTCCATTGCATCTAGAGAAGATGTTCTTGCACCACCAGCAGAACCAGTCATCCAAGTTTTGTATCGTCTGTCCTCAGTCTGAGAAGCTCGGTAACGAACATGAAGGAATGGACGCTTTGCGTTCTTTCCTAACACTTGGTCGTAAACGCTAGTTGAACCAGCAGGAACTAAAAGTCCACTTACTTTACCACCAACTAAATCACCACGCATTGTTGGGTCATTTAGGTATTTCCAATCCGTCTTGTAGAAGTCATAACCTCTTCGGAATCCTGAGAATCCAAGGTTAAGTGCCATCTCCTCGTCATTGTCAAACAATCCGTAAGATGTACCACCTGCTCCATAAGAGTTTTGAGCAGCAAGCATATCATCGATTGCAAAACCAAATTGACGATCAAGGAAGATTGCATTCTCCTCAATTGCACCTTGCTTATCAAGTCGTGAAATGATAGCATCAAAATCTGCTAATGCTACAGGGAAACCACCGTTCCAAACATTACCTCTTGCACCTACAGCACTAAAGATACCTTCAGAACCAACAAATCCAGCAGCAGTTGCACCTGAACCAGCAACAGCAGGAACAGCCTCAATCATTGCAGTCTCAAGCATATCATCGAAACGTAATCTTGTTTCATGCTCAGACTTCAAGTACCATAGGTATCCGTTTGCTCCATTCTCAGTTGTAACTTCAACCCATCCAATCTGTGCCATATCAGAACCATTGACAGCATATGTGTCTTTAAGGATGATAGGGTTGTTAGATAAGAAAAGGTCATCAGCTTCTAATGAACCTACCATTCCATTTGTTCCTTTTTGGAACTCAGAACCATATGCAAACATAGAAACAGTACTTGCAGCAGCGTAAGCAGCCTGAGTAGCTTCGTAGTATGCAACATTGAATTGGTTAGCCAAAAGACCCGCAGCAACACCAACACCTGTAACAATTGCTTTGTTAGAGAATGTTGAACCAGCAGTCTCGTCTGAAAGGAAAACCGTCTGACCAACACGAACAGCGATTGTTCCTGTACCAGGGTTTAACTGTCCAGCCGGAACTGTAACTGTTTGAACTGTTTCAGCACCAGTGTAAGTACCTAATGTACACGCAGTATACTTTGTGTGCAAACGTCCTTGTTCTGCCCACTTGATGAGGTCAGAGTTGGATGGCATCTCTGCACCAACCATTCTTAAAAATCCAGAGATGGTACGGTTACCATATCTCTCAAACTCCTTCTCGTAAGTATCAGGAAGATACTGATTCAAGAAATCAAAGTTTGTAATGTAATTGGTAGACAATGCTACCTGTTCTGCTGACGGTTGCAATGCAACGCCACCAGCGACTAAACTTCCAGCCATTTTTTCTTAATGCCTCTTACTTTACTCAGAGGACTTTTTTAATTGTTTTTTTTCGATCTAATTTTTAGACCCCTGCTCGATGTCGAACTAAGTGCCTTAATTTGCGTTCCCCCTTTATTGGAAACCTCCGGTGTGGATCGTACAGAGTTGAAGTTTATATTCTTCGACTTCTTTGCAGAGTCCGTAACCGTATCGGCTTTTCCTTGCTCATAAAAAAATTGAGCAAACTTTTCAGGGTTCATTGCAATCGATAATGCTCGATGATATCCTTTGGCATCCTTCATCATTCCCGACTCATCTAGAAACTTATTTACAAAGTTGTTTACATCTAGTTGATTCTTCTTTAACTCAGACTTATCACCAGGCGAGAATGTTATTTGCTGTTCTCCAATCTTGAAATCAAAACCTTTGAATTCATCGTTGAACACCTCTTCGGTTTTATTTACAAACCACTTTGACTTTCTCTCTAGCTCCTCTTGATACGTCTTTGCATCATCTATATATTTCTTGTAAGCCTGAATCTCTTCTTGGTTTTCCACAGAAGCCGACCCGGCACTAGACTCTAGTGGGGTGGAGTATTTCTGCTTGTAATCCTCAAAGAAATCTTTAGCTTTTGCAAGCTCCTTTTTCTTAGCGATATTCTTTTTCTTTATGACATCATCTTCGTCATAATCTTCGTCATAACCAAACTTGTCTTTGATGAGGTAGCTAATATCTTCTCCATCTAGTTCCTTTTCAGTCTGACGATAATACTCTGCTAAGAGTTGGTCTGGATCAAGGTCATCATAATTTTTGTTAGCACTAACAAAATCATTTAAACCTCTACCAGTTTCTTTTTTAAATTTAAGATAGG